AATACATACTTTTTGCAGGGATATTTATAATCCCGATAGCGATAGCCTATGTCATAGCGCATTTTGACGACAGAGACTAAGGGGGATACTATGACGTTTGAAGAGGCAAAAGAAAAATTGAAACACATACACGGACTGAAAGTCAAAGCAAAGGATATAGCTGCGGATATAAACGAGTGTCAGTTAAATATAGATGCTTTGACGCTGCATTCCGGGCTGTCGGGTGCGTTGCAGATAGACGGTGGGCGATCGGACAGTGTGGTTGAGCGTATTGTCGTAAAGATAGAACAGCGGCAAGAGCAGCTTGTGAAGCTATTGGATAATATAATGCGCGAAGAGGATGCGCTTGCTTCTTCTATACAAGTTTTGTCAGAACTGGAGCAGGACGTTATTGTGGGTTATTATTTGCGTGATAAGTCCCACGGACGATTGGCGCGGGAACTACATTACAGTGAAGGACATATTAAATATTTAAAACACAAGGCTTTAGAGAAAATAGCTAATAAAATATAAGTTGTTACTTTTATTACTTTTTCATGTGTTATAATGGTATCATCAAAAGATGAACATGTGAAGTTGTGGTTGTTTGCAAAAATGCCTGTCGTAAGATGGGCATTTTTCAGTGCAAAGGAAGGAGATTATATGCAAGTCCATGAAAAAGAAATAAACGAAATTAAACCGTATGATCGGAATCCGCGCAAAAATGACATAGCTGTTGCGGCAGTAGCGGAAAGTATAAGTCAATTTGGTTTCAAAGTCCCCGTAATTGTAGATGCGGATGGCATTATTGTGGCTGGACACACAAGATATAAAGCTGCTAAACAGTTAGGTATGAAAACAATTCCTTGCATCGTAGCAGATGATTTGACCGAGGCGCAGATTAAAGCGTTTCGGCTAGCGGATAATAAAACCGCAGAACTGGCAGAATGGGATTTAGACCTTCTAAACAACGAACTGCTAGATTTAGATAATTTATGCGTAGATATGTCAGTGTTCGGGTTTGAACTTGAACAACCGGACGAACAAGACGAATACGAACGGAAACGGCAAGAATTTCGAGACAGAATGGAGGTGGGCGAACTGTCCGAGGATAGCGAGGAATATCAAGAATTTTTACGGAAATTTGAAGTGAAGAAAACAACAGACGATTGTTACACGCCGGAGAACATTTACGAAGTGGTCGCAGATTATGTGGCAGCTCATTACGGTGTAAATAAAAAAGATTTTGTTCGGCCGTTCTATCCAGGCGGTGATTATCAGAAAGAGATATACACGGAGCAGTCGGTTGTCGTTGATAATCCGCCGTTTTCTATCATTTCGGAGATTTGTCGTTGGTACTCGGAGCGTAATATTAAATTTTTTTTGTTCGCGCCCACGCTGACTATTTGCACCATAAGAGCGGCACAAAAGGTTATTGTCGGCGTAACGGTTACTTACGACAACGGTGCAAACGTGAATACGTCGTTTGTTACGAATATGGACAAATACGAAGTGCGGAGCGCGCCGGATTTATACGCAAACATCAAGGCGGAAAACGATAAGAATCTTGCGGCTGTGCGAAAAACGTTGCCGGTCTATGATTATCCGCCTGAAGTTATACGGCAATCGGATATTATGAAATTTTCGCGCTATGGTGTTGCGTTTGGCGTTCGCGCCGAAAGTTGTTACAGAATATCAGAACTCGACGCGCAGAAAGCCGTCAAAAAGAGTATATATGGTTCCGGCTATCTGATTTCGGAGGCAGCAGCGGCAGAGAAAGCAGCGGCAGAGAAAGCAGCGGCAGAGAAAGCAGCGGCAGAGAAAGCAGCGGCAGGAACGGCACCAACGGTTTGGAAACTGTCCGACCGCGAAAGAGAAATAATCAAATCGTTGAAATGAAAATATAATACGAGGTAAAAATGGCACGGCCAAAGATAGAGATAGATAAAAAACAGTTTGAAAGCGCCTGCGGGATACAGTGCACACTTGCTGAAATAGCGGCATTTTTTGACTGCTCAGAGGATACGGTTGAGCGCTGGTGTAAGCGGACTTATGGGGAGGGTTTTGCGGACATATATAAAAAGAAGTCCGAGAAGGGCAAAATATCTTTGCGGCGGAATCAGCTCAAGTTATCTGAAACAAATGCCTCTATGGCTATATGGCTTGGTAAGCAGTGGCTTGGACAAAGAGAAGCGCCTATTCATTTTGAAGGTAACGACCGAAACAATCGGTTTATTGTGGCGATTGAAGATTGTTCAAAAACGGAGGAAGAATAAATGAATGGGCGCATTGTTATTCCGAAAGAATACCGTGCCTTATTAAATCCAGACGTTCGCGCAGTAGTTGAGGACAGTGGGAGAACAACGGGAAAATCAACCACAAACGAAAATCTCGCGGTAAAGTTGGCGTTAGAAAACGGACAGAATAATACATTGTATATGCGTGCTGAAGGGCGAGATTTAGCCGACATTTATAATTCTACGGTTGCTACTATTCAGTCGTTGGAAGCTGAGGACCTGTTTGATTTTCGCTTGTCGCCTTATAGGATAACCTGCAGAACAGGCGCTACAATTTATTTTAGAGCGGTGAATGGCAAGACAAAGGACGATTTGACTGCTACGAAGGGATTTGTGCCGCAAGGACGTACATTAGCGTTAGCTATAATTGACGAAGCGCAGGAAGTCAAGTGTTATAATCATATTGTGGCGGCTAAAACAACGGCGGATAAATTTTTATTGCCGTATGGCAAAATGATTTATGCATATAACCCACCTATAGCGCGAACACATTGGGCGAATATAGAATTCCCGAGAATAGTACGTGAAGGCGCAACACGTATTCATACAACATGGGAATCAATCAAAGGATTATTAAAACCTGCAACAATCGAAGAGATTGAACATATGCGCGAAAATGATCCGCTACACTATGCTTATTGGTATGGCGGTGAAATTGTCAATCTTGAAGGAGCGGTAATATGGTCGTTTGACCGCACAAAGCACCTGCTGCCGCTTGCAGGTTTACAACGAATTATCGGGCAAAATATATTTTATCAACCGCTCTATATGTTTTACGGGGTTGATAGTGGTATAACGTCTGATGCGACTGCAGTTTCGGCTTGGGGAATTTATCCAGACGGCAAGCTGATTAAATTAGGCACCATGTATCTAGATATTGCTCGCGAACGGCGCAAAACGGGTTTAAAAGGTATATCTCATACTGATCAAGTATTGATTATGTATGATTGGTACAATACTTTCCGTAAACGCATGTCAGACTATGGCATAACAATCCCGGATGTGTCGCACGAGCGTTGGTGCTTTGACGGCGCGGCATTAACGCAGGACTTAATGCTGGAGTGGCGCAAAGCAACTGGATTTAAAGGCGTTGCGGTTACCGATAAAGATAAAGAACGCGATAACGCGCGTTTAGTAAACAGTTATAAGTCTGGTATGTTGTTAATATTAGACACGCCGGATAATCAAGTGTCGGTTGAAGAGCTGGAAAATTTCAGCTATGATGATAATAACGAGATACCAGAAGGACAAAGCGATCACACGATTGACGCGGACAAATATGCAACTTACGAGTATTATTATAATTTCATATAAATGGAGGCAATAAATGGCATTTCAATACCCTGCATATTTACAGGCATATTTAGATAAAAAGAAAACAAGCCCGTTTCAAACATATGTGAACACTTCACAATATTACGCGCAAACGGACGTATATTTGCTAAATTACATGGATAAGGTAGTTCGGCAGTGCATGGCATATGCTACGGGAACGCAAGACGGAGCGTATAACTACGGCATATCCACGAACGTAGCGCATAGCATGATAAAAACAGCAGTTAAAATTGTACGCGGTGAAAAGACGTATTTTAACGGCGATGATGAAGCTTGTGCGTTTTTATCCGATATATGGACGGATTTTGCTCGTTTTGATTTGTTTGTGGACGAGTTAATAACTTATACAATGCAAGGCGGGACAGCGTTGCTCAAAATCAATAGGGACGCATACGGACGATGTACTTTATCAGCAAGCCGCATTGATCGCAATCGTTTTACAGTCAATGATGCCGGCAACATAGTGGAAGCCGTGTTTTTTATAACGCTACTGGCAAGCACGAAAAATAACAATGATACGGAGCAGTTGTGGCTAGTGGAGCATAGATATTATGAAGAAGGTAAGCCGTATGTTGAGTATAAAGTACATCGTAAAGCGGGGATAGCTGGTAATGAAACATTACCTCCGATTAACAGCAACAGCATACCGCTTGAAATGTTGCCTGACGATGTGCGCAGAACGGTACAGAGTTTAGGTATTCAGTTGGGCGAGAAAAGTGAATTGCCTTTCCGTGACGGGTTGGGTGTATGGCTATCATTGCAAACGTCCACAAACAGTTGCGTACCAGGCTTACGTATGGGGGATCCTGCTCTCTACGGTATCCTTGACCTTTTATGGGCGCTGGATACTGTTTTTTCAGGCTCGATAATTGATGTATTAAACGGACAAGGCATTATCTTATGCCCCAAACATTTTCTTGAGGCGTTTAATGAGGCGTTACAAGCTATAGGTCAAAGCAAACAAACGAAACTTGTTACCCATCTTGATCTCACGCCACCATCTGAGCAATTTGTGTACGTTTCTGTGGAGGGAGACGAAACATTTAAGCCTGAACAAATACAGTTCGACATACGTTCGGAAAAATATGCTGGTATGTGGGAATTGTATTTGCGGCAGATTGCGGTATCGTTCGGTTATGCTCCAACAACGCTTTTTCCATACTTACAAGACAATTCGCCTAAAACGGCGAGAGAAGTTACTGCGGAAGAAAATTTAACCCGTGCGACCGTACAATCAGCGCACAGGCTATTATTGCCCGAACTAAACCGCGCAATCGCCGAGGTGTTGTATCAGTCGGGGTTCAGCGGCAAGGCGACCGTTGCGCTAAGCGACTATATCGGCAACAAGTTAATGCGCGATGAAAACATCCGACTTAATAAGCAAGCGGGACTTATACCGAACGAAACGGCCGTACAAATAGTGAATGGTTTAACGGTTAAGGAAACGCATGAATACATAGAAAAGATAAACGAGGAAAAGGCACAAGAAACGGCGCGTAATACGTTTGGACAATATCCGTTTAACGACAGCGATTATTACAATGAATCGGGAGTAAGATAAAAACGATGCAGGACGCGAACGGTCGGCTTAATATTTACGCGCAGACGTTAGAGGAT